AACTTTTACTCATATATAAGGCCAAATAAGGCTAAATAATGTATAATCAGGGGAATCATTGAATATTTTAATTAAGAAAATCAAAGCGATAGTATTTATTTATATAGCTACTCACATTATAGGAGCAATCATGGGCAGACCAAAGGGCAGTGGAAATCGACCATTTAAGCGTGTATTAGCTGATCACATGGCTAAGAAGTTCGGGGCGCAGTGGAATCCAGTAGTTGAGATGGCAAATGGTGCAATCAAGCTACAGGAGATAGCAGAGCAATCAGGAGAGACAGCGGACTATAAGGCAAGTGTCGAAGCAATGGAGAAGGTAAGTAATTTCTTGGTGCCAAAACTCCGCGCCATAGAGCATAGCACTGGCGATCAAGATGGTCTCGTTATCTCAGTCAATAGAAAGCGCTTCGATGGGGGAACAAACGATAAGGACTAGGGCTGGATAAATATACAGTGGATGGATATACAGTACCCCCCCCTCCGAAGGCGAGCGTTATGTGTATATATATGTCCCTCCCAAAAAAAAATTATGACTGCTTAAATGACTATTCATAAGATCAGACCTGACGTAGAAGACCTCATAGAAGCTCATATAAGGCATTCTAAGGACTTTATTGTCATTTCTATAGGTGACCTAGGGGTTGAGGTAGGAAGTACGCTTAGAAGTGAATCTGAGGTGTTTTATCTTGAGTTAGCAAAAACACTTGTAATGAAGGATTGGTTAAGGGATGATGAATGAATGATAAGTCTTAATACGGATGAACCTGTGAGTGATGCTGATTACGAATTGATTGAAGCTTTTTGTACGGCTTTAATTGATAAAGACTTATACGCGATGAAAGAAGTTCTGTATGTGTTAGATGATAAGATGTTTAGTGAGTGTGTTTGTTTAGAAGAAACGTGTATATGCGGGAAATGGTGACATGGCGAAGAAAGGCACAAACATAATCCATAAGTTAGACAAAGAAACAAGAGATAGGCACTTCCCTGAATACAATGGTGGTAAGGGTAGTCATGCTCGTAAGTCTACAGCGAGTAGTCGAGAAGTATTTAAATCTAATTACGATAAGATAGACTGGTCAAGATGAGAATTGAATACAACTTGATGCCACAAGGCCAAGTCCTGCAAGATTTCAATGATTGCCGTGCAAGAAACTCCTTTATCATGGGGCCGTTAGGTTCTGGTAAGACCGTCCAGTGTATTCTTAAACTGTTTGACCTTATGTGTGAACAAGAGCCTGTTAAAGATAAGAAACATAAGAACTATGGTGTACGCTTATCTAGGGTTATTGCCGCACGTAACACGTATTCTGAACTATTTTCTACTACGATTAAAGACTGGTTAGAGATACATGGAGAGTTAGGTGACTTCAAACAAGGCAACAAAGAACCCCCTACACATTTTATAAGATTTAAACTAGAAGATGGCACAAGGGTAGAGTGTGATGTTGTCTTTATTGCGTTCGACCGTCCTGAACACGTTAAGAAGGCTAGGGGTATACAGACTACATGGGTGTGGTTAAACGAGACTAAGGAACACGCTAAGGCTGTTTTAGACATGTTAGACCTTAGACATGGTAGATATCCCTCTAACAAGGAAGGTGCGCGTCCTACACATCATGGAATCATAGGAGATAGTAACGCCCCTGATGAAGACCATTGGTATTTTAAACTAGCAGAGATAGAACGACCTGATGATTGGGCATTCTACAGACAACAAGGAGGGGTATTGAAAGATGGTGAGAACTGGAAAATTAATAAAAACGCTGAGAACCTTACTAACCTTCCTGACGGCTATTATAAAAGAGGACTTCAAGGGAAGACAGATGATTGGATCAAGGTTAATCTAGCCAATGAATACGGCTTTGTATCTAACGGTAAACCTGTACATCCTATGTATACTGATTCAGTCCACTGTCAACACATGGAATTTAAGCCTGATAAGTCTATACCTATTGTCCTTGGCTTTGACTTTGGTCGTACTCCAGCGTGTGCTTTTCTGCAAAGAACCTCTATAGGCCGTTGGGTCTGCTTTGATGAAGTTGTATTAACTGACTCTGGTGCTGTTGACTTTGCTCCTAGTCTTAAAAGATACATCGAAGAAGTCTATCCTGATCACACGTTTAAAGGATGGGGCGATCCCTCTGGTAACAATAAGAACCAGTCTAACTCTGAAACACCTTTCCAAATCATGCGAGCCGCAGGCATACCCTGTCAACCTACTGCGTCTAATGATCCTATGAAGCGTAGAGCCGCCCTAGAAGTCCCTATGAAAGAAATGTGCATGGATGGTAAGCCTAGATTCATTGTCCTACCCAAAGCATCTATGATCCGTAAGGGTCTACAAGGTGGTTTCTGCTACCGTAGAGTGCAGACTACAGGGGAAAGGTACACTGATGAGCCTGATAAGAACGAATATTCTCACCCTGTTGAAGCCTTGGAGTACGCATTGCAAGGTGAGGGCGAGGGTCGTGCCGCACTAAGACGTACTGATACCTTTTCTAAGACTCATACAGCAAAAGTTAAAGTAAATGTCTTCTAAGGTTTATATCGTTTTTGAGGATGATTCTAAACATTGGTGGTCAAAATTCTTAAAAAAAGGCATTCGACACTGCTTTTTAATCAAACCTATACCAAATTCTTACATTATTTACGGAAAATCAGCCAAAAGTTTTGATTTATTTACTGTTTCCGACCAAAAGAGTATAATCGAAGGTAACTATATAATGGAAAGTTACGTACCGAAAGAATGTAAAAGATCGTTATTTATGTTGAATACTTGTGTCGGGCATACTAAACAAATATTAGGTATCAACAATCCTTTCATTCTAACCCCTTATCAACTGCTAAAACATCTGAGGAAGAATAATGAAAAGTCCTAAAGCCCCAAAACCTACCGCACAAGAACTAGCTGTAGTAGAAAGACAAAGTAGAATGCTTGATGAACAAATGGAAGAAGATGAAAAAAGACTAAAGGCTTTGGCTCGTGGGAAGCTAGGATCTAAGTCTTTGTTAGCAAAAGGTGCTAGTGCTAGTGGGCAGCCTGGTGCATCAAGAGGATATTCATTTGGCGGTAATGTTGGTGGCTCTAGAGGAGCAGGAAGTGCTGGCCTACGCTCTGGGTCAGGATATACTGCAACTAACCCTACGATAGATAAAAAGGCGGCAAGATAAGATGAAGTTGCCAAAAGAGCTAGGGTCTTTACAAGACTTAAAAACAAGAGAGTCGCAAGCGTTTTCTAAAATGGCGCAATGGCATGACTTGCTTGATGACTGCTATGAGTATTTTCTACCTAACAGAAATCTATTTGATACTGTTGTTTCTGGCTCTAAAAAGATGGATCGTATCTTTGACTCCACTGCAATCGAAGCTATCCAACAGGGAGCAAGTAAGCTACAAGAAAACATTGCTCCTATCTGGGGTAACTGGGCAACCTTTGCTCCTTCTCTCAGTGTTATAAAGGCATTAGAATCAGGCGAGTTTGATGTATCTGAAGAACAAGTTAGACAAAACCTAGAAGATCAGGCTGATATTGTCTTTGATTACATTAACCGTTCTAACTTTGCTACACAGTTCTTTGAACACGCTCTTGATCTTTTAGTAGGTACAGGTACTTTACGGATTGATGAGACTGACAACAATGATATGCCATTAGTGTTTAATGCTATTCCACAAAAAGGCATTGCGTTTGAGGAAGGCCCATACGGTTCTATTGAAACACACTGGCGTAGATTCAATGTTAAAGCAAGAAATCTAAAAAGACAGTGGAGAGGGTTTAAGCCTTCTCAAAGTGTTATTGCCCTAATAGAAACTCAACCAGATGCAGAAGTAGAAATTAGTGAAGGCGTTGTATTTATGCCTAAAGCTAAAAAATATTACGGTTGTGTATGGGTTAAAGGCGAAGATCGTATTAGTTGGATGGAAGACTTTGGGGAATCTAGCCCTTGGGTAACTGGTCGTTACTCTAAAGTAGCAGGAGAGATACGTGGTCGTGGCCCTGCTGTACAGGCTTTACCTGATGTGCGCTCTCTAAACAAAGTGAAAGAGTTTGTCCTGCAAAAAGCTGCTATCGACCTATCAGGTATGTACACCGCTACTGATGATGGTGTGACTAACCCCTACAATATAGTTATAAGTCCAGGGGTTGTTATTCCAGTTGGTTCTAACAACTCCTCTAATCCGTCTATCCAGAGATTAGACACAGGGGCTAACCTTGCATTGGCGCAATTTGAAATGCAGGACTTACAAGTCTCTATTAAACGCGCTTTGTTTAACGATCTGCGTGATCCTACTGGTGCCGTGCGTTCTGCGACAGAGGTAGCTATTGAGTCAAGAGAATTAGCTAAGAGAATCGGTAGTGCGTTTGGTCGATTACAGACAGAAGTGCTTGTTCCTATCCTCAAGCGTGTTGTTTACATCCTAACTCGTAGAGGTATCTTACAGCCATTACAGTTAGATGGTCGTGATATCGAGATTAAGTTCCTATCGCCCTTAGCTAGAGCGCAAGACGCTGAAGATATTATCAATGTTCAACAAGCTGTACAGTTCGTTTTACAGAATGCTGGCCCAGATCAGGCTAAGATTGGCTTTAAGCAGGAAGACTTTGGAACGTGGGTAGCGTCTAAGACAGGAATGCCTGCTGAGTTAGTAAGAACACCTACTGAGAAAGCACAGGTTATTCAGGCTGGCGCACAAGCGGCTCAAGCTGGCATGAAGACATCACAACCACCGATGCCTGTTCAATGAGTTGGTCAAATATTGATCAACTTGCTGATCCAGAAGTTGCTAAAAAACAAGCAGGAATACGTAGACAGAATGCGGCTGATCTTGCCAAGGCATATCATAGGGTCTTTACAACTGACGATGGAGCGCGTATCTTAGCAGACCTGACCAGAAGGTTTGTCTATGATAATGATACTCCTTTTGGCTCAGAAAACATTAATTACGAATCTGCTTACCATAACGGTGAGGCTGGTGTAGTTAAGTTTTTAATCAATCAAATGAAGCAAGCCGAAATAATTTAAGGATTACATTATGTCAGAAGAACAAGCCGCTGAACAAAGCGATACCTTGCTAGATAGTTCTGAACCCACCCTTGCAGAAGGGGAATATTATTTAACTGAAGGTATCAAAGGAACGGGAGAAGTCCCTGAATGGTTAGACACCAAGTATAAATCTGTAGCAGATCAAGCTAAAGGTTATGCTGAACTGTCTAAAAAGTTTGGAGGATTCAAGGGTGCGCCTAAAGATGGTTACACACCCCCAGAAGGAATTGAGAGTGACGATGCCTTGTATCAAGAGTTAGAGGCATTTGCTACTAAGACTAATATGAGTGCTGATGCATTTGGAGAAGCATGGGAATTGCTATCTGCTCAAGACTA